CAAATGATAAAACATTAGAAGCGGTAATAAAATTAAAAGATGAAATCAGCAAACCTCTTAATGAAATTCAAAATGAAATGAAAGGCTTAAATAAAACATCTAGTGATGTAAATAGTGCTATGAAAAATGTACAAAAGGCAACTGGGGACACAGCTAATTCAATGAATGATTTAACAAGCACAATAAAAGATACTAATGGATCATTACAAGATACCAATAGTGCTGCAAATGAAGCTGCAAGAGGGATAAACTCTCTAGGAGTTATGGAAGCTGGACAAAAGATGATGGAATTTGGAGGAAAAATTATTGATGTAGTTAAAAACTTAATGGATTTAACAGAAGCTACTAAAGAATTTAATTCTCTACAAAGTAAATTACAAGGATCAACTAAACAAAATGGATATAAACAGAAAGATGCTAATAAAAATGCTGGACAAGTATATGGATATACTGGTGATGATATGATGGCAGTCAATGTTGTTTCCAATTTACAAAAGATGGGGCTATCTCAAAGTGAATTAGATAAAACTATCAATGCTTCGCTAGCAGTATGGAGTGCATATGGCGATAGTATTCCAATAGAAGGACTTACTGAATCGATTACTGAAACAGCACAAGTAAGTAAAGTTACAGGAAACTTAGCAGATGCTTTGAACTGGGCTGGAATAAGTGAAGATAGTTTTAATAAGAAATTAGAGGCATGTAAAACTGTATCTGAAAAAAATAAACTTATAACAGATACATTAAATCAAGCATACGGAAAAAGTAAAGAAACGTATGATAAAACTAATAAATCCATGATTGATTATAATAAATCTTTATGGGAATCACAAAAGGCACAAGCAGAATTAGGTTCAGCATTAGCACCTTTAAATTCAGCAATTAATGGAATTAAATCGGCTTTTGCAGAAGCATTAGCACCAGTTATAAAACAAATTGCGGATGCTATACAACCAGTAATTCAAAAGTTTCAAGAATTTATAAAGGAACATCCTCAATTAGTATCAGGCATAACAATGGTAGTAGCAGCTATAACAACTCTAATAGGAATTATCGGAACTATAATAGTTGTAGTAACAACGGTAAAATTAGCATTTACTGGCATAAGTACTGTTATGGGAGTTGTATCAGGAGCATTTGCAGCCTTAAGTGCCCCAGTTTTAATAGTTATAGGCGTAATAGGAGCACTTATAGCCATAGGAGTTGCATTGTATAAAAACTGGGACACAGTTTGTGCAAAAGCTACTGAACTAAAGAATTGGGTAGTAAGTAAATGGAATGAGTTAAAAGAAGCTTTAGCACCAATTATTAATTTTATTAAAACATTAATTCAAAATAAATGGAACGAGATAAAAACAACTGTAACTGTTATATCAACTGCAATAAAAACAGTAGTAACTGCAATATGGAATGGAATAAAAACAGTAATAGGCACAATTGTAAGTATTATAAAAATGTTAGTTGAAAATAAATGGAATGAAATAAAAACAGTTGTATCAGTGGTAGGAAACGCAATCAAGACAGTAGTTACGAATGTATGGAATGCTATAAAAACTGCCATATCAACTATTGTATCAGCAATTAAATCTGTAGTAGTAGAAAAATGGAATGCTATTAAATATGCTGTAAAAAGTATAATGGATGCTATTAAAAATACTGCTATAAATGCTTTTAATACTGTAAAAGAAAAAATAATGAATGTAGTTAATACTGCAAAAGATGCATGGCAAGGATTAAAAGATAAAATCACAAATAATCCTATAGTTGCTACAGTTAAAAAAGTAACAGAGTCATTAACTGGAGCAGAAGATGGAAACCATGCAGCAGGACTTCAAAGAGTTCCTTATAATAATTATTTAGCAAATCTGCATCAAGGAGAAGCAATTTTACCGAGAAGAGAGGCTGATAAATGGAGAAAAGGACAAGGTAATCCCTCAGTGATGATAGCCAAAATAGCCGATACAGTAGTTATAAGAGAAGAAGCTGATTTAGATAGATTTGCAGAAAAATTTGTTAGAAAACTAAATGAACAAAAAATAATAACTTAGTAAGGGAGGTAATATTGCATTATGGAGATGTATTTAAAAAATGATAAACATATATTTAGATTTCCCATATTGCCTTCTACTATAAATGTACAAGATTATGCAATAATAAATGACAGTAATATAACAGGATTAGGGGATGTTGCAATATTTGGAGGTAAAGGATTAAGAACAATAGAGATATCATCATTTTTTCCAAATCCAAAAAGAAAATATAAGTTCGTAAATTATCCAAATTATCCAAAACAATGGGATTGTGTTTCTAAAATAAGAGGTTACATGAATAACGGTGAAGTAATGAGATTCATAGTAACTGGCACAGAAATAAACTTCCAAGCAAGAATAACTGATTTTACCTTTTCCCAACAAGATGGCACAGGAGATGTATATTATACTATTAATCTAAAAGAATATAGAGAAATTAAAATATCATCAACAACTCCAGTCAAAAGGAAAACTGATAACAAAAATAGGACATCTTCAAAAGATAAAAACAATAATAAAAATAAAACTTCAACCAAAAGTAAACAAACAATTCATATAGTAAAAAAGGGAGATACACTATATGATATAGCAAAGAAATATTATGGAAAAGGATCAAGCTATAAAAAAATAATAGAAAAAAATAAATCTAAATATCCTTCATTAGCTAAAAATACAATAATTAAAGCTGGATGGAAGCTGGTGATATAATGATAACACTAAAAATAGTTGATAGAAATAATAAAAAAACAGATATAACACAGTTAGTAGAAAAAGTTACTTGGAGTGGAGATTATAAACAAGCATCAAGAAAGCTAGAATTTTCAATAATTTCAAATAAATACGATAAAAAAATACCAAAAGTCGATATTAAAGAAGGCTATATGGTTTTTTTTTATGAAAATAAAAAAGAATTATTTAGAGGATTTATATACAGTATAGAAAAAACTACTGATACTACAAGCTACATGGCTTATGACCATGCACAAAAACTAGTTAATATTAAAGTTAATTACAACTTCAAGAACAAGACTGCTAGTCAAATAACTACTCAAATGCTAGATGATTATTCAAAATATGGACTTAAAAAAGGAAGCATTGTAAGTGATGGTGTTTCATGGAGCAAAGTATTTATAGGAGTAAGCATGTATGACACTATAATGAGTGCTTATACAAATTCTCATGCTAGTAATGGCAAAGAATATATGTGCTATGCTAAGGAAGGTGAGATATGCACAGCCCTAAAAGGAGATATAAAGTTAGATGTTCAATTCAAAGAAAAAGAAAATATAATATCAACAACTTATAAATCTAGTATAGAGAATGTAGTAAATAGAGTAATTATAGTAGATGACTCAGGAAATAAAATAGGAGAAGAAAAGAATAGTAATTCAATAGATTTGTATGGATTATTTCAAGAAGTTGTAAAAGCTGAAAGCCAAACATCAGAAACATCAACAATGGCAGTTTCCGCTTCTATATCTTCAACTACTAAAAACAACTCTTTTTCATTAAATACTACTAATTCAATAGCAAAATCTATATTTGATTTCTGTATAGGCAAAGGTTGCACTCCACAAGTTGCAGCAGCTATAGTAGCAAATGCAGAAGTAGAAAGTACATTTAGTACAAGTGAAATAAATCGTATTGGAGCAAGTGGATTATTTCAATGGAGATTAGATAGATTAGCAAGCTTGAAAAGAAAAGCTACTAAAAAAGGAGTAAATTGGACAAACTTAAATCTCCAATTACAACATATGTGGGATGAATTAAATGGAGAAGATAGCACAACTAAATCATTACTTAATAGCAAAGTAGGAGGAGTAAGTAAATTTATAAAGTTAACGGATGCTTATAAAGCTGGTTATTATTTTGGTGCTTGTTTTGAGAGAGGTGGAGGAAATACACTCAGAGGAAATAAAGCAAATGCTTGGTATTCAAAAGTTACTATTGGAGGTAAAAAAATATCAAATTCAAATACATCAACAGATGTGACTGATAATAACCAAACAACAACTACTACAATTATAGATTTAGAAAGTGCTAGAAAAGAAGCAAAGAAAAAATTAAACGATAGAGAAAGAAGTGCATCTTTGGATGGATATGGAGATACCACTTGTATTACTGGATATGGTGTGACTGTTACAGACTCATCAACAGGATTAAAAGGACTATTTTATATAGATACAGACTCTCATACTTGGGAAAATGGAGAATATAAAATAGCGCTTAATCTTAATTATAAAAACTTAATGAACGAAGTTGAAGCAGGAGAAGATGAAGAAAAACAAGAAACACCATACAATGATAATAATTACAATGATGGAGAAAAAGTATTAAATGGCAAGAAAGTAAAAGCTATTTTTACTGCATATTGGCCAGGACCTGGAATAGAAGGTGGAATATATCAAAGCATGGGTGGGAAATTAGACCCTAGCAAACGTACATGCGCTGCACCTAAGAGTATTCCATTCAGAACAAAAATACAACCAAGTGGTACGGGAAGTTTTATAGATGGTAAAACTTATACTGTAACCGACAGAGGTGGGAAAATCGTAGTTAAAAATGGTGTATATCACATAGATATATTAATGAGAACTGACAAAGAATGTAGAGCCTTCGGCATTAAACATGGATATATCATAATAGGAGATGGAACTGGATACAAAGAAGTCCCAGCTACTTCAAATTTACCTTTAAATAAAAAACAGGAAAAATTAATCTCTGTTGCAAAAGCTAAACTTGGAACACCTTATGTATGGGGAGCTTCAATAAACTCTACTACATCATTTGACTGTTCATCATTTACTCGCTATGTGTATAAAACAGCATTAGGAATAACATTGCAAAGAACTTCTAATGTGCAAGGCGAACAAGGTAAAAAGATAACAAGCACATCACAATTACAAGCTGGAGATTTAATTTACTTTAATACTTATTCAACAGATAGAGCAAATGGAATAACTCATGTTGGTATGTATATAGGAAATGGGCAAATGATTCATGCTTCATATAGTTATAAGAAAGTCATGATAGTTAATTTGAAATCATACTTATCTTACAGAGGAACAAAATTTATATGGGCAAGAAGACATATATAAGGTGGTGATCTAATGGAAAAAAATCCTTACAATGAATTTCTATCTATAATTAAAGAAACTTCTAAAAGTAATATAACAGAAAATAAATTATTGAATATAGGAATTGTTGTATCACCTCTTCCAATTTAATAATTAAAACATCTGAAATAGAATTAGATAAAGATAATCTCATGATAGATAAATGGCTCTTAGATAGACATAAGGAAACACAAACATATACAAAAGGAGAACATACTCATAGTGGTGGAGGCCATACAACAGGAGAAGGTGGAGGAGATGGAACACATACTCATACAGGAGGAGAACACTCTCATAAATCTAAAGATTATGTAAACAAGCTGAATATTGGTGATAAAGTTGTAATGCTTAGAGAAGATGATATTTTTTATATTATATCAAAGGTGGTGAGTATAGATGGATGAAGAATACAATGATAGTTTTTATCCCTTTATTGACTACATTACTGAAAGTGTATCAGACATAGAATTAGAAGAAGATGACACATTGCCTTTGTATAGAGAAATAGCATGGGATTTCAAGAATGAACATCCTCTTGTTGTTAACAATGAATTTAAGATAGTAGAGGAAAATGAAGCTATATGTGTATGGATATGGCACGCTATAAAAACATTTAGATATTATTTTTCAATATATTCATGGGATTTTGGATGTGAAATAGATACATTGCTAGGACAAAATTATACTCCTGAACTTACTAAAATGGAGGTTACTAGATATATAGAAGAAGCATTATTGATAAATCCTTATATATTAGAAATAAATAAACTTGAAGTAGATTTTGATGGAGATACATTACAAGTAGATATGAGAGCAATAACAATTTATGAAGAATTGGAGGTGAATTTTGTTGTTTAGCGAGCAAACATATGAAGCCTTAATTGAAAGAATTTTGGAAAATACAAGTGCTAATAATTTAGATACTAGAGAAGGTTCAGTATCATTTAACTTATTAGCACCATTAGCTGAGGAATTAGCGAAAGCTTATATTTCTATGGGCGATATACTTAATTTAGCATTTATAGAAGATACTTTTGACGACTATTTGGATAAAAGAGTTAATGAATTTGGGGTATACAGAAAAGACGGAGAAAAAGCAACTGGAGCTATAAAGGTTACTGGATTAGATGATACTTTTATAGGTAACAGTACAATAATTACATCTAATGGATTAGAATATATAGTATTAAACGATATACTTTTACCAAATGAAGATACTTTATATGTAGAAGCAACAGAAATAGGATATAAATATAATTTACCAGCTGGGTCCACTTTTGAATGTGCAGAGCATATAGGTGGAGTTACTTCATTAACTAATGAAACTGCATTTGAAAATGGTGTAGATACTGAAACAGACGAAGAACTTAAGGAAAGATTTAAATATATAATTCAAAATCCAAGGACATCAGGAAATGTTAATGATTATAAAGCATGGGCATTAGAGTGTGACGGAGTAGGAAGAGTAAAAGTATATCCTCTTTGGAATGGCAATGGAACAGTAAAAGTGCTTATTATAGGTAATGACAATCTTCCATGTAGCGAAGAAACTGTAAGTACAGTCATATCGTATATAGAAGAAAAAAGACCAATAGGAGCAACTGTAACAGTCGATACTCCACAGTTATTAAAATTAACATTTGATATTAAAATAAAACTAGATAGTGCTTATTCGTTAGATGATACAAAGGAACAAATATCAACAGTCTTATCGGATTATGTGAATAATTTGGAAGATGAAGATATTATATATTATAAAGCATTATCAGTAGTTGGTGATTTAGAGGCTGTAGATGATATAGTAGCATATACAATAAATAGCAAGCAAGAAAATATACCTGTCGGAGATTATTATATTCCTGTTATAGATACAATTACAATTTCGGTGAGCGAGGTGGTTTAGTTGGATTTAATCGATAAACTACCTTATTTTTATGACAATGGATATACTAGACCTATTATAGAAGCTGAACAAAAAGAAAGAGATATATTAGTTGAAGAAATAGAAGATGTATTAAGACAAATGTATGTTTTAACTGCAACTTGGGGATTAGATTATTGGGAAAATATGTTATATTTACCACGAGGCATAGGAAAAACATATGAAGAAAGAAGAAGTATAATTTTAACTAAAATGAGGGGTAGCAAAACAACTACTATCGAAGTAGTAAAGCAACTTGCATACTCCTTTTTTGATGTTGAAAATGTAACAGTTGAAGAAGATAATGCACATTACATTTTTAATATTACTTTAGAAAATGCAAAATTTGAAAGCAGTAATTTTTCAGATCTTATTAATGCAATTGAACTATATAAACCAGCTCACCTTAATTACTCATTTACTTTTGCTTCAAAGGGAACTGTAGTAATTAATAGTAGTCAGAGAATAGCATTATCTAAGTTGCCAGAGTGCAATACATTTAGAGTAGGTACTTGGTGGAAATCTTATTCAGACGGATATGGCAATATAGGAAAAGTAATACAAGCAAGAACTTATGATGGATATAGCAATTTACCTATTTGTGGATTATATAAAAATATAATAAAAATGTCAAAAGAGGAATTTGAATTAATACATAATCCAAGTAAAAATAATATTGTTGATTATGCTTTTGTTGATTATGCTATTGTAACAGAAACAGAAAGTATAAGTTCTAAAATAGGCGAATTAAAGATAGGATATAGCAAAATTTTATAACTGAAAGAAGGTGAATATATGACATATAAAAAGAAAGTATGGAAAACCGGCGATATTATGAAACAAGAAGATATTAATAATATTGAAAATGGAATATATGAAGCACATCAAGAATTGCAGAATCTGCATAATTATGATGACACAGAGATAAAAAATATAATAGGATCTGGAACATTATCTACATTAGCAAAAGATTTAAAAGGTGCAATAAATGAGGTTTTTCAATCTGCCAGTAATGGTAAAACTTTAATTGCTCAAGCTATTACTGGCAAAGGAGTAACAACAAGTAATACAGATACGTTTCAAAGGATGGCTACTAATATAAGCTTGATAAGTGGAAAGGTTACTGGAAAAATATTAACACTTGATAATAAAAAATATACATTATCTGAGGATAATAATGGGAATATAACTGCTACAATAATCAAATTTAGTATAACTAATAAATTAACTAATGTAAGTAATAATAACTCTGCAATACAAGTAGATTATGGGAACAGTTACTCTGCTACTATAACTGCTAATAGTGGGTATGGAATAAATTCATTAAGCATAACTATGGGTGGGGTTGATATAACTTCTACCGCATATTCAAATGGGCAAATTAATATAAATTCTGTCACTGGAAATATAATTATTACAGTAACAGCTAGTGTAACTATTGATATATCAGGAAGTTTTGGATATATACTTGGTGCTATAACAGAATGGGAAGTAATTGGAGATAGTATAACAGATGAAGGTATGCTACCATTGACTAAATATCCAACAATCTTAAAAAATCAATATACTAATATATCAACTGTAAACAATTGCGCTAAAAGTGGAGCACATATAACTAATAAAACAACAGGATATAAAACATTTTCAACATTAATAGATGAAGGGTTAAGTGGGGCTTCTGCTAATGCAGGTCTAGTGACTATATTTGGTGGTGTCAATGATTATTTGCAAAATTGTGATATAGGTACAACTAATGATACAGAAGATACTACATTTTATGGGGCATGCAAAAAACTTATAGAAAAAATCAAAAATAAATTTGCACAAGCTGAAATCATATGGATAATACCACTTAACATGACAAACGGTACATTTAACACTAACTCAAATGGAATTAATAATGCTGGTAACACATTGGACGATTATAGAACTGCTATTAAAAATGTATGTACTACTAACAATATTAAAATAATAGATGTACATGAAGATAGCGACTTGCAACCAAGTACATTAAGCAGTGACGGTCTACATCCAACAGCTGACGGACAAGGATTACTAGCAAGTAAGTTTAGAAAATATATTCCATACATTCCAGCACAACCAACTACAGAATTAACAGTAAGTAATATTGCAGATATAACAACAGTAGAAAAAATCACTTTCAACATAGTTTATTCAACATCAAAATCAGTTATAAAACATGAAGTATCTTGGGATGGTGGAAATACATATTATGATAAAACAAGTGATGTAACATCCAACAATTTAACTTATACGTTTACACATGACGCCAATGCAAGTGCAGGAACTTATAATATGGCTATAAGAGTAACTACAAGTGACGGTGAAATAGCTACAAGTAATATATTTACATTAACGGTAATAGCAAGTCCTACACAAGATACTTATACTAATGCGGTAATATCAGATTTCAAAACAGTAGGTAAAGTGGATGATTTAATCATAGACAGTAATTCCAATTTAACTGCATCATCTGTTGGACAGTGGGGTATGTGTTATTTAAATAAAAATATATCTAAATTAAAATTCACATTAAGACCAAATGTTGCAGACTATGCGTGTTTATGCTGGTATATATATAATGATAACGGCGATGGTACTTATAATATGATAGCATTAGGAATAGGAAGTGACCATGGACAAGAATTCAAAATGACAATACCAGGAACAGGCGTTTCAAAAATAGCAAAATTAACATTACCTGATATAAATAAAAATGACATATTAATCGTAGAATATAATGGAACTTCACAAAAAATTACAAAAGAAGATGGAACAGTTTTAATTACATTAGAAGGTAATATGAGCGGTTGGTGTGGACAATCTTCTAGTTCAATACCATTTTGCTCTAATGTAAAATATATTGAAAAAGAAAATACTGATACGGTTTTATTAGATTCTAATGGTGCATATATTGTAGATGATTTTTCAAGCAATATAGTAGATCCGAGTAAATGGTCTTATGAACTAGGATATGTTAGGAATAGTGAAACACAAAATTATGTAAATACTAATGCAATAATTAATGATGGTATTTTAGAATTAAGAGGTTTGAAGGATAGTAGTGGGAATTGGACTTCATCTTCTATTATATCAAAAGGTCATTTTGCATTTATGTATGGAAAAATAGAGGCACGTGTTAAATTATGTAACTTAAATGGAGCATTTGGAGCGTTTTGGACTTTAGGAGATAGTTTCGAATTTGGTTATAAAGAAAATGCTAGCCCGGATACTTTGGGTGAATGGTGGGCTTACTGTGGTGAATTTGATATAGTTGAATTTTATAATAAAAAATTAACTTGTGGTGTATTCTTTAATCAAAAGGAAGAAAGTGGCCGTGTATGGTATGACAATTATGCTACGGGTGATTGGCATATATTTGCAATGGAATGGGCAACAGATGGTAGCTTGAAATTTACTATTGATGGTAATGTGCTATCTACAACTAGTGCTACTGATAACAGAGCATTCCATATACCTCACTATATATTATTAAACCAAGCAATAGGAGCTAGTGGTGGTACTCCTGATAGTAGTACAACTGAAATAACTCAATATGTTGATTGGGTTAAATATTATCCTTTAAGTACAGAAAATGTAGTACGTAATAGTAGTGATTTCACAATTCAAGCAACAGATTTTAATGAAAATAATTGTGTAGTTAGAGCAACGTTTAATGACAACTGTATCAACAAAGCTTTAAGCTGGGAATCAAATAATGAAAGTGTTATTACTGTTCATAGTGGATTTTGTGTTGCAGCTAGTTCAAGTGGTTCAGCTACTATCACAGCAACTTCTAAGAGCGGTGTTTCAAAGAGTATAACATTAAATGTCAGCAATAACGCTATATCACATTAGGAGGTGATAAACTTGAGAACTCTTACAGATAAGGCGCTTAATAAATTAGCAAATTATTATATTAGCAAACTAAAAAATGTTAAATATACACTTGATGGAGAAGAAAAAGAAATAGATTTTTTTTCTAAAAAAGTAATAGGAAATACTGCTTGTGCTTATGTATTCTTTGATGAGAATTACAAAGGAAAAATTACAAATATAAGAGTAATAGATAAAGATGGGGATATAGTGGCACAAGACAAGAAAGTCTATGAAAGAACTACTGATAAGGCATTGTATATAGCATTTAAGCATGAATTTACGGAGGTGTAAAAAATGAGTATATATACAAAGAATGAATGGATAGACCATATAGAAGATGTTGATACAGGAGAAGTATTACAAGTTGGTACTTTGTATTGTGCTAGACTTATGAATCATATGGAAGATGGCATAGAATCAGCACATAGTGAAATGATTGTAATGGAGACAGCTGTAAAAAATATGCAAACAAAAGTAAAAGTATTAGAAGACAATCTTATAAATAATATGCCACATAACAATTTCTTAGAAGACTTAACTACTCTAGATGATATTAATATTGTTGATGGGATTTATAGTCCAATTTTAGGCAAGGTTTATTATTAGAAAGGAAGTGATTGGATGGCAGTAGGTGATATAGTAACTATAGGAGCATTACAAGTGGTTGATAGTTCCGGAAATACTAAAAAATTACAACAAGTTCCAAGTCGATATGCTCCCGATTTTTATGATTATAAATCATACACATTTGTTGATAATACGGAAAGTAAATATGATTTTAAATGGATAGAAAGCAAAATTGATGGTAAAAAAGTATATATATCTCAAACTTTTATATTTCAAGATGTATCTTATAATGCATTATTTAAAAAAGTTAATATGAATAAAACTTTAAAATTAAATGGTTCAGCATATATTTTAAGACTATTATCAAAGGATGAATTTCAAAATAAACTAAGCAGTACTGTATTAGACCAATTGGATTTTTCAATAACGTCTTCTAATCCTCTATATACATTAACATCTACAATATTAAATGGAACTAACGTTATCAATATTATATATAATAAAGATAATTATATTCCTTATATAAAAAGTTTATGGGATGAAAATGATTTTGACCTGGATACCTTTTCAACTGCTAACGGATGTATACTTGCATTGGAATTATTAAATAATCCACCTACTATAAGTGGAGAAGATGAAAATTTAGGAAACAAAACAAGTTCATTTAGTATAACTTATTCTATATCAGATGAAGATACTGACCAAGAATTAACAGTAAAAGAAAAATTAAATGGAAGTATCATAAGAACATTAAAAAATCCAACTCAAAATTCAACTTTAACATTTACAATAACAGATGAATTATTTGTTTCTCTTAGCATGAATACTACCAACACTATAGAGATAGAAGTAACAGATGGGCAAGCTACTACATATAGAAGATATACATTTGTAAAGACTAATTCAGCACCATTTATAACTTATACAGGGCAAGTAGACTTAGGAGAGTTAACAACTAAACCTAGTATTACTTATTCAGTTAAAGATAATGAAGGAGATGCAATAACTGTAACTGAAAAATTGAATGGTGAAGTAATAAACCAATTTAGTGCAACTTCAAATACAAACTATACAGTAGGAATAACTGATACGTTTTGGCTTACTTGTGGATCTAATACAAATACAGTAGAAATAATAGCAAGTGATGCTCTTGGCGGAAGTAGTTCAAAGACTATTACATTTTCCAGAAAAATAACAAAACTACAAATAGTTATGAAAAATGCAATAGAAACAGATGCAAAAGCAACAAAGATATTAGTATCCCCTCAATGGACCACAACTGGAGGAGTTGGAAAAGTAGAAGTATGTAACAATGGATTTGACCCTAATCCTAAATGGGAAGATGCAACTACTATGGTAGTACTTAATAGACCTCATTTATTTACTAATACAAGCAAAACTGCTTCCAAATGGGGAATCAAAATAAGAATAACAGTCACAAAGAATCAAGGATATGATGGAGAAGTTGCTATATACGGATTTGGAGGTGCCTATGAGTAATGAAAATATTTCATGAAAAATCATTGATAGAAATAAATAAGGAAAAAGAAGAAAATGGAAAACTAAAAAAGGAAGTTGAAGAATTAAAATCAGAATTAGAACTAACTCAAGCTGCATTGAATGATTTATTATTTGGAGAAGAAGGAGGTGAATAAGAATGGCTGGATATTTAGCATTACAAATAATGAAAGGTAACCTTAGTTATGCAAAGGTTATGAGTAAGTTTAGCAAATATAAAGAACGAATAGACATTATATTAGTAGCAGAAGGCAGAGAAGATTTAATAGAAAATTAATCTTCTCTTTTTTATTATCATTTAAGAGGATCTTCATAGGTCCTCTTTTTTATAAGGAGGGATAAAATGTCTTATAATAAAAAAGTATGGAAAAGTGGAGACAGAATTACAAAAGAAGCGTTAAACAATATGGAAAATGGTATAGAGGCAGCACATCAAAATTCAGGTGGAACAGGTTCGGTAGCAATAGTAGATAATTTAAATAGTGATAGTTCAACATCTGCTTTAAGCGCAAAGCAAGGTAAAGAACTTAATAATAAAATGCCTGCTAAATCTATAGTAGAAGGTGGAAAAATATACCTAGCAAAAG